GCGATTTAAAAGAGGTAAGAATAGTAGAACCTAAGAAAAAACCCGTATATTTATTCGATAAAAACGGCAACTACTTAAAAACATTTGATAGTATTACGGAGTGCGCTAAATATTTAAGGGTTGGCTCTGGGGCGTTATCTAATTATTTCAAAAAGAACTCTGATTTTGTTGCAGGTCATAAAGTTAAACACGCTAAAAAAGTCCAAAACGACATAAACGAAATTACCAAGCTAGTTAACTTATAAATTCGTGAAACCATATACAAAAACATACCTTAAATTTTTCGGGTATGACAAATCGGATTTTATACCGTGCGAAGTATGTAAAGGTGAGGCAGTTGATATACACCATATCGAATGTAAAGGAATGGGCGGTTCAAAAACAAAGGATAATATTGAAAACTTAATGGCACTTTGCCGAAAACATCATGAGGAGTACGGCGACAAAAAACAGTATAAGGAAATGTTAAAAGCGATTCACAAAGCCCATATTCAAACTAAGTTAATAACTAATTACACCCCCGACAAACCAAATTTAGATACACTTTTTTAACCATGAAATTCGAACCAAATTTAAAAGTAGGATATATCTACTACATTGAAGGATATACCGCACCAAAAGTATTCAATGGGCTTTATTTTGAATGTTTATTAACAACTCAAAAGATAAGCGCAAATTGTAAAGTTAAAGCAACCGATACCCACATAAAAGACTGGGATTCTAAAATTTACCAACCCGAAAGATTTAATCAACTTTAACCATGACCAACCTAGAAAAATTAACCGCCGGCGAAATAGCCGCAAGAAACAACGGAACTTTAGAGCAACTAAGGGAAGTTATTGAACCTATCTTTAAGAGGTCAAAAACATTAATACACGGGACTTCTAAATATTACTATTTAGCAAGTTGGGATAAACTTGATTGGGATTGTAACGATACTACCGACCTCCCCACCATTGACATCACCCAACTATGGGAGGAACTTCAAGCGTTGAAGAAACCCGAAATATGGTGGATAAGGGTAACGGAGGACAATAAAGAGGTTCTTGGGAAGCGGTTTGGAAGTTTAAATTTACACCTTGATAATATTGTAGGGATGTACAGACTACCTAATGGGAATATTCACAAAGGATGTATATTAATAAAAAACCTAGAATCAGAAACCTACGATTTCGGCAATGAAATAGACTTTGCCACCTTCCTAAAATATACGGGAGTAGAACCCGAAAAAGTTGAACCGATAAAGGGTAGCACTTTTGAAGATACAATAAGCGAATTAACCCAATTAATAAACAAACGGGTAGATTTAAGAATCAAATCGGATAGGTTAAACGATGAATTAACCGAAATAAACAACCAACTTTCAGCACTACTAAAATGAAAATAGAAACAAGAGAAATTTATAAATGTGATTTTTGCCGTAAACTTTACCAAGTAAAAACCGCTTGTGAAAAGCATGAATTATATTGCAATAGTAACCCCGACAATAAAACGATTTGCCACGATTGCGAACATTGTAATGTAAGAACAGTTACCGTTCCTTTAGGATATGGGGATATGAATGGGAATGAAGTTGAAGGAGAAAGGGCTTTATTTCATTGTAATAAGTTGGATGAATATTTACTTCCGTTGAAAGCGCAAAGAAAGGGAAACGCATACCAAACAAATGAATCAAACAACCCTATGAGAAAGGAATGTGAATTTTTTAAGAAGAAAAAAGAAGATTGGTAGTTAACCATTAAACCCATACCCCTCCAAAAACCACAATTTAGAACAGTTCTTTTAATATAATGGTTTACTTTTGTAATTAACAAACAAAATTAAAAATGTCAGAGTTAAAATTAAAGCTAGTTAAGGCTTACACAGTTTACAGTTCAGATGATGAAAGACATTCATCAAACAAAGGTGTTTATCAGGATTATAATATTGCTTCTACTAAAGCAGTAGGTTCTGGATGGTATGGTTCAAATGGAGAAGTCAAAGACTTGAATGATGTTTACGAAGATGAAAGCGGTGAGTTATATACAGTAAAACACATTGGTAAATTTACAGATGTTGCTGAAAAATTCAAAGAAGACACACTAGCAAGTATAAAGTCAAAATTAACTAAGGAAGAACTTGAATTGCTAGGGGTGAAATAAACTTTCCTAACCCCTCGCATATCCACCTAGTAACCCACACCAAACAACAATATACAATATAATTTTTTTTACCTTTGTAGATAAACCATGAAGATTAGTAGGATATGGGAGATGCCAAACTCAAATACTTTTGATATGAAGTGTATCAGTAGATTAATACACAAATATTTAAAGCCAGAAATGTTAAGCATAGATCCATTTGCCAATAAGTCAAGAATTACCAAAATAACGAATGATCTAAACCCAGATATGCACTGTGATTTTAGCATGGATGCAGTAGATTTTCTTAAAACATTTGCTTCTAATTCAGTTGATTTGGTTTTATACGACCCACCATATTCATTAAGACAAGTAAGTGAGTGCTATAAAAACGTAGGAATAGAAGTTACAATGGAAACTACACAAAGCAGTTACAGAACTAAGCACATAAATGAGATTTCACGCATTTTAAAGCAGGGCGGTATATGTATCTCTTTTGGATGGAATAGTTCCGGAATTGGTAAGGTTTTAGGCTTTGAAATAATAGAAATACTTTTGGTTGCTCACGGTGGTAGTCATAACGATACCATTTGCACGGTTGAACGAAAAAATCAATCTAAACTATTCTAACCGGTATTAACCCCCCCACCCCCAAACCCCCAAAACGCAGTACAATAAAAGCAACACACTATTATAATATATTATACACTTCACAAAACAAAGCACTTCACAACATAAACCAGTAACACCACCACACACCAACCAAACCCGAAAAAGTTGAAAAGAGTTTGGAGGAAAAAATAAGTGAGGTAAAAAAATTAATAGACCATCGAGGTTGTTTATTAATCCAATTTGATGTGTTAAAAGATGAATTAACCGAAATAAACACTAAAATTTCAGCATTATTAAAATGAAAACATTAAGTAAAATACCAATGCAACTTGTAGAAGTTGAATTTATACCCGAAACCATAGAAGAAGGGAGGTTCTATTATTCAGAAAAATATAAAACTGCATCCCATTTTTGCGCTTGTGGTTGCGGTCAGAACATCGCTATTCCAATTAAAAAAGGGGAATGGAGTATAACCCAAAAAGAACCATTAACTGTTACGCCTTCTTTACATCATAGAATACAATGTATGGCTCATTATATTATTACTGATGGCTTTGCAAATATTGTAAACTATCCTAGACCAAAAAGCGAATGGTTTACACGTTATGGCTTTCAAGACTCACAACCAGGAGAATAATTTCAGCACTACTAAAATGAAAAGAGAAGTCAAAAAAATGCTAAAAGAAAGAGGTAAACTTCATTTGTTTACTGAAGGTCGGTATAGATTTGTAAAATTTTTAATGAATTACGGAATGACAAAAGATGCTTGGTTGAAAAATTATTTATCACTTGAACCATTAAATAAGGCTCAATGGTGCGCTGATAGATTGATATTTCTTGAAGAACGGCAAAAGATTTAACCCCTAAACCCATACCCCTCCAAAAACTTATTTATGCTTTTTTCGTGTTTCCGGGGCAGTTTACGTTTGCCGCTTACAATTCGACTTAAACTATTTTTAGGCAGTTCTGCGCCCCTCTCAATTAACGCCAGGGGTAATTTTTTGAGTTTGATGAAGTCGAGTGAGGTCATGATACAAGTTCTAAAGGTGCAATTTCTTTTATAATTTCTTCGATTGAGGGCGTGATGTCGTCAAGGGCGCGGAAATTGACTAACTTGAACCAATGAACACCGTCACATTTCCCTGTAGATTCACCGCACCCATTAGGCATGTGATAAACACTATTGTGGGCGGATGCGCCTATGTTTATTTGCAAATGCTTACACACACAAGCGGACTGCCTTATGCCTAAACACGTAAATATTTGTCCTCTCTTAAAAACACCTTGACTGTGGTCTCTAATCGCCACAACGTCTTTACCTACTTCGATAGCCATAATGATTGATTGTTAAATTGATATTCAGAAATAAAAGGCGGATTTGCCAAGAGATAAATAAGTGCGATAACCGCCGCGATAATTAAAAGGGTTTTTAGGAGTTTCATTATTTATTATTCT